ACACTACGCAGGCGCATTTTCCTACCGATAGAGGAACTATTTTACTAGATACTTCCGTAACCATTGACCAACAAGAATTTAGCACGATTCAATTATTTATTAGTTACCTATACAATGAATAACAAAGGGGTAGCGGGAATGTATTTTATTTTATCTTTTGCGGGTTGCTTTATTGCTTGCATAGAATCCGAAATGATTTACGTGCGTGTTTTGGCAGGCGCTTACGCTTGCTTACTTACCTTCCAACTTTTAAGCCAATATGAAAACACTAACGATATTAACAACAACGATTCAATCTAAATGGCTAACCTTACTTAGTGTAATAGGAGCGTTTTTTATGCCTATTACAGGAATGGTTTTAGCGGTAGGATTCGCTATCTTTTTAGATACTATTACGGGTATTTGGAAAAGCCGTAAAAACGGAGTGCCTATACGCTCTAGAAGATTAAGCGCGGTAATATCCAAAATGTTTTTATATCAAGTTACCATTATTCTTTTTTTTCTTATTGATTGGTTTATACTTAACGGAATTCTAAAGGCTATTTTTAACCAAGATTTACTCTTAACTAAGGTTCTTTCGTTGGTACTTATTTCGATAGAAGTTGTAAGCATTAACGAAAATTACAAAGCTGTTCGAGGTATAGACCTTTGGTCAAGTTTGAAAACATTACTAACGCGAGCAAAAGAATTAAAAGACGATGCAGACGAAATTAGACACTAGCAAAATTATCCAAGTTCCTTTAGATAAAACGCAATACTTCCAAGAGGAAGCTACAAAGAAACAAATTTATTTGCACCATACCGCAGGCGGGGGAAACGCAAGGGCGGTTAGTAGGTTTTGGAATTCTAATGAAACACGGATAGCTACGGCTTTTATTATCGCCAACAACGGAGAAATAGTACAATGCTTTTCGAGTAAACATTGGGCGTGGCATTTAGGAATAGATGCGGAGGATTTCGCAAAGAACGGAGCGCCTTACCAAAACTTAAATAAAAGTTCGGTAGGGATAGAGGTTTGTAATTTTGGTCCGTTAAAATTTAGAAACGGGAAATTTTACAACTACGTTAATGGAGTAGTAGACCCGAAAAACGTTACTACCTTAGAACAACCTTATAAAGGTTTTTTACATTGGGAAAAATACACGGATGCGCAAATAGAAAGCACCCGCCAATTACTCGTTTACCTTTGTGAAACTTACAAAATTCCAAAGGCTTACCGAAGCGAAATTTTCCAAATAGACAAAGAAGCATTTAAGGGTACTGCGGGAATCTTTACCCACAATTCGGTTCGTAAGGATAAATCCGATATTTATCCGTGTCCTAGAATGATTGAAATGCTCAAAAACTTATGATTAGAATAATAGCGATTTTAAGCGTTTTAACGCTATTTTCTTGTTCAAGTGAACGATTGGCTCAATACCACGTAAGAAAAGCGCTTAAACACGGCGCAAAATTGACACAAGACACCGACACGATTCGAATTGCAACCGTTGATTCGTTTCCCGTGATTAGTCACGATTCAATCGTTTGGGAAAAGTTTATCGCGTATCGCGATACCGTGATAAAATTTCAAAATGTTTATGTGCCGAAGACACGTTGGCAAACGCGAATCGAATACAAACAACGCGTGAAGACGCTTCGAATCAAAGGAAAAACCGAATGGAAGACCGCTAAGGCGCAACAAGTTGTTAAATATAAGTTCCGTTTGTGGTGGGTTATTGTGGCGTTTTGTGTTGGGTTTTTGGTTCGTTACATTTTATCGCCTACTTTTATCGGTAGGATTAAACTATTATTTAAGCTATGGACGTAATAAAACACGGACGAAATATCCACGAATTAAGGATAGACGGTAAAACGGCACACGTTGCAATGCTATCGGATATTCATTGGGACAATCCTAAATGCGAACGCGACTTACTTAAAAGACATTTAGAATTTTGCAAGTCGAATAATATTCCCGTAATAATTAACGGGGATTTCTTTTGCTTAATGCAGGGACGCGGAGATAATCGCCGCAATAAATCGGACATTAGAACCGAACATAACAACGGAAGGTACTTAGATTCAATCGTAGAAACTGCGGTAGAATGGTTTTCCCCTTACGCGGAAATCATTAAAGTAATAGGGTACGGCAACCACGAAACGGGAGTAATTAAATACCAAGAAACGGATATTTTACAAAGGTTTGTGGACCTACTAAACTATAAAAATGGTACTTCAGTTTATACAGGCGGTTATGGAGGTTGGGTAATTGTTAAACAAATGTTTTTCGGCAACAATAGAATGAGTACCAAAATAAAGTATTTTCACGGGAGCGGCGGTGGCGGCGTAGTTACTAAAGGAGCGTTAAACCTTACCCGCGCTTTGGAAATGTACGAAGATTTCGACGTGTTTTCAATGGGACACATACACGAAAATAGCGCACGTAATGACGTAAGGGAATGCCTTAACCATAACGCCAAATTAGGTTATTCGGTTAAACAAAAGTACATTCATTCGATGCTTACAGGAACGTATAAAGAGGAATACGGAGACGGTTCGCACGGATGGCATGTCGAACGTGGCGCACCCGTTAAGCCGTTAGGGGGTAGGATATTAAAAATAGAATGCAAAGAAGTTGAAAACTCACTAGTAAAGAACATAGATAGTTTCAAATTTCCGTTGTAATTTAGCACCATAGCGTTAAGGGGGGGTAGAAATACCCCTTTTTTTATGTCTTAAAAACGCTTGAAAATCAACGAGTTAGAAATTATTTTGTTAAAAATCGAAAAAAAATGTTAAAAATGTTTGGTAGATTGAAACTTACTATTTATATTTGCGTATAGTTATTCACTAAACAATTAAAAAAAACGCTATGAAAACACAAAAGAAAATTGTAAAATTTGGTAAGTACAAAGGACAACCAATAACCGAAGTACCTTATGCCTATGCACAATGGCAAAAAGCCAATGGTAATAAAAAATTCTATTGCGATTGGATGGATAATAATAAATTCAATAATCGAGTTCAATTCGATAATTGTTCTTCAAAAGATGGACACTTTATGGAATGTAAATTAACTAATGGTTCTTTTGTTTTTAAGTATTCATACAATAACAAGCAATTTTATTATTTAGTTGATTGCAACGGTGCATTTATGCGTGATTTACAAGTATTTGGATATAGTAGTGTTAAACAAGGAGCAATAGATACAACCGAAGAAAATTGGATAACATTAACACCATCGGGAAATAGATTAATGGGTAAAATGCTTGTTAGTCCATATTATGAACATTTTCCTTATGAAACATATAAAATAAAATAAATTAAAAACGGGGGGTGCGCATCCGTAACGCACAATTAAAAAAAACGCTATGAAAACTTTTAGAATTGAATTTCAAGACAACGACGGAAACGAGTTATTTATTAAGGTAATCGAAGAAACGCATTTATCTTATGCAATGATTTATGCTCGTAATTATTTGGGTACGACAACGTGGGGAGACGCAGTTAATTATTTAATAACCGAATTAAACTAAACACTATGGAAAAACAAGAAATGATTAACGAGATTTTAGCTTACGAACAGGAGTTAAGATTCATTTACGAAGAATGTAAAAACGCATTCGGACATTTAGACACCGACACCCAACGAGCAATCGAACGTTGGTTAGTTATGGAAGAGTTATTAACCCGCTTAAATTTGAACGATGAAAAATAAAATACTAGACGATGTTTTAGCCGCTTTGTTTGTGGCTTGTTTACCTTACCTTTTGTATAAACTTTTAATTTTAATGATATTATGAACTATTCAGTTGATTTAGAAAAAGATACCTGTTATTTTAGCTTTGAGCGTAACGGCTTAGATGTTTGGGGTTCGTGTTTATTTATCCTATCTCCCGACTTAGACGGATGGTTTCGAGTAGAAGTTGAAAACGTGGTTGCCTACATTGACGCAGGCGAAACCGAAATACCTTACAAACTAACGGACGATGAAACCTACAAGCTATGCGAGGAAATCGAAGAAGAAGCGAGTAACCAAATGCTTTGGGAAGAACGCTTAAGAGAAATAGAAGACGATAATATAAACGATAACATAGAGCAATGGAAAAGCAACAGATGGAATTAGGCGCGCAGGTTTATTGGTGGTGCCACGGAGGAGGCGCATTCGTTAAATCAGGGCATTTTAATTGGAAACACTTTTGTAAAGTAATAGAGGCAAAAAATGAAATTATACGAAATACTATATTGGGCGAGGATGTACTCAACGAGCAAGCCAACGAAAACACGGATAACGATAACCGCAACGAGCAGAAGCGAAGCCGTTAAAAAATTGGATATTTGGGAAAAACTAATAATAAACATAAAAGAGTTATGACACCTATAGAAAAAGCCTTACAAATTTTATCCGACTTCGGAAATATAGAAGACCTAGGAATAATAGGAAATTCTAACGGAACTTGGGAATGGAGTTCTAAACAATGGATGCGGCAAACAAAACAAGCCGCGTTAATTTCAGTAAACGAAAAGTTAAATACATTGCAAGAAATAAAGAATTTAAACCTAACGAAAACAATTTTAGATTTAATTGAGTATTGGGAAGAAGTTAAACAAGAAATCGAAAAACAATGATTGAACAAGCAGAATTTTTAATAGAAAAGCACAAATTAACAAGGCGCTCACGTAAACAATTTTTAGTGCACCAACGAGCGTTCTTAATGAATAGGCTACAAAAACACGGAGTAAGTTTAATACGTATTGCTAGAATGTTTAATATGAACCACGCTACCGTATTACACAACGTTAAAAACGCACAATACTTCGAAAACGTTGAAGACAAATTATACCTTGCGGATGTTGCCGAAATACGGGAGGAACTAGAAAACAATCCTGTAGTAAGAAACATCGAAGACCTAGTTTCCGAAATTTTAGAATGCACCACGGTAAGACGTTTAGAAAAAATTCAACGAAGAATTAAAAGAAATGAGTACAAGTTAACGGAAGAATAATTATATTTGTATTCGGGTTCGTCTCTCACATTATAGAACCTTAAACGAGTTATTAACCCTTGTAATGAAATCGAAGTGAGAGCCGATGGAGTTGCAGGGGTTTTTTATTGATTAAATTTTTAAGTTATGGAATTAATTGCAAAGGTTGAAAGGGAAAACGAAAGTATTCAATTTATTAGAATTTCTAACAAAGGAATGTTTGTTGAAATAGAGTATTCGAATTTACCCGCGTTAAGTTTTATTTTAACCAACGAAGAAGTAGAAGCGTTAAAAGATTATATTTTGCTTACTGATAAAAACGAAATATGAGCGGTTGGATTAAAATACACAGAAAGTTTTTAAGTTGGCAATGGTTTGAGAAAAGCGAAGCGGTACACTTGTTTTTATACTTGCTATTAAAAGCGAATCATAAAGATTCCCAATGGCAAGGAATGGATATTAAACGAGGGCAATTTGTTTCGTCTTTAGGTAAGATTTCAGCGGAAACGGGAATAAGTATTCAGACGATTAGAACGTTGTTAAATAAGTTTGAAAAGACGAACGAAATAATAGTAAAATCAACAAACAAAAATAGCCTTATAACTATCTGTAAATATGATTGTTACCAAGACGAAACCGAAGAAACTAACAAGCAACTAACAAACAAACAACAAACAACTAACAAACAACTAACAACAAACAAGAATGATAAGAAAGAAAAGAATGAAAAAGAACTTATTTTAGATAGATGGATAGAATACCGAAAACAAATTAAGAAGCCAATTAAAGAAGCTACGCAGGAAACTATTTTAGCTAAGATGGAAAACTTTACGGAAGAACAATGTAAGTTTGTTATTGATAATTCAATAGAAAACGGGTGGCAGGGTTTATTTTGGGACAAGCTGCCTAAAAAAGAAGAACTAAGCGAAGAGCAGTTAACGTACAATTACGTACAAAAAATGTTAAATTACAAAGACACTAAAGATTATTCAAATGCTGACTAAACAAGGCGACACCATACAATACCTGCTAGACTTAAAAGCGGGTAAGATAAAAGCAGGCTTAGGCATTGACTGCGTTTTAGATAACTTTTTAAGGTTCAAACGCAAGCAAGTAAATATAATTTTGGGACACGATAACGTAGGTAAAACTTATTGGATAAATTGGTATTTCCTCTGCCTCGCATTAAAACACGGACTTAAATTCTGCTTATGGTCGGGGGAAAATCAAAAGGGACAAGTTCTAAGGGACTTAATCCAACTTTACGCAGGCGAACCATTTAAGAACTTAACTAATAATCAAATACAAAGCTACCTTACCTACATTGAACAATTTTTTATCTTCGTGGATAATAGTAAACTTTACAAGCCGTTGGAACTTTTGGAAGTGTTTAAGCAAAGCGAATGCGATATAGCGTTAATAGACCCGTTTACAGGACTAGACCGCGAAATGAGTTACGAAGGAAACTATACGTTTATGAATAAGGCGCGGGAGTTTGTGAATAATACAGGCATAACGCTTTACATTAACACGCACCCAAACACGGAAAGCGGGCGAAGTGGACACCTTTACACGGAAGGCGAATGGAAAGGACACCTTAAACCCCCGTTAAAAGACCATATCGAAGGCGGTAAGGCTTTTTTAAATAGATGCGATGATATGTTAGTAATACATAGGCTAATAAAACACGAAGAAATGAAGTATAAAACAATGATTTCGATTGAAAAAGTAAAGGATACTGAAACGGGAGGAAAAATAACGGGAATCGGCGAACAACTTTTATGCGATTGGAATAAAGGACTTGGCTTTGAACTTTACGG